TTTAAGTTTATTAATTGCTGTACAGATTGAGATAAAGTAAAATCTATTTGTTGAAACTGATTGAAAGTACTCACTTGATTTCCTTCGTCTTTAGAATTAATTGGAATAATACCATCTGTTTTTAAATGATATAGTACAGTCTGAATATCCATACCTAAATTAGTAGGAAGTTGTGAAGTGTCATAAACAACAGCCTTTCCTCCAGAACGAGCCATAGCAAGTTCTATTTGATAAACAACAATATTATAAAGCATTTGTATATTGTCAAGTAAGTCTACTAAAGAAACTGGATTACCTGTTGTATTATTTTTTATACAGCCCACATAAGATAAAGGAGTTTTACCTGGATCATCAATACTTCTTACTTGATTATCTCGTCTTTGAGCTTTTACCAATATTTTACCACCAATTTTTGTAGCTTCCCAAACATCATCCACCCATTTGGTTTGTATATTTTCTCCTTTTCTTGGCTTATATGTATCTTTAACCATTTTTCTAAATGGCCTACTAGGATTAAATTTATTTTCTGATAACTTAAATTTTATAGCTCTTAAAGATTTCCATTCCGCATTTATTACACGAATTTTAGTTTCTTTTCCATGACCAACATTCACCCATTCAAAATAAGTGTTATAATGATTTACATCTCCACCTTTATATAAATGTCTCATTTTATCTAATTCTAATAAATCATCTTTAGTAAGATAGTCTTTATATATATCATTAATTTCATTAATAGTTAGCCATCTTTCTTCTCCCACCCATGATGCATTTTCTAAATAATCTGAATGAACTGAATAATCATATACTATTGTTCTAGGATCAACTCTTCTTGCAATAGGATCTCCATTAGATATCTCTAATTTAAAAAATTCTTTTCCTGTTACAAGTAAATCTCTAAATCCTTCTTTAAATATATCTTTTATATTATACCTATTTACTATATATTCTAATCCATCTTGAGCTGTTTCCTCAATCATCTCACGATAATTATATTTCATATATAATTCTATATCTTCAGGCACAGGAATACCTTGGCCTTGTTCTATTATATCAATACCTTCTTTTTCTTTAAATTCTTCATGAAATTCATCTAAAAGTTCTCTCATCATTAAAGACACTTTATGATCGTGCTTTCTAACAACAGCCTCTTTATTTACAGTGGAAACCTTCATATCTAAAGGTCTTCTTAACTCTTCACCTAGCAATAAATCTATTTTAGGAGTGATAATAGGATAATTTACAAGTCTAGCGGGATATGTTAATCCATACTGCTCTGTTAGATAAGAATAGTCAGCCTGATTAAGATCCCCATTATAAATTTGATAATTTCTTATATCTCTTACTCTACTAAAATTATGTGTGCTATCTCCAGAAGCCATATAACCTACAATAGAATTTAAAACTTGTTCACACCATTCGTCATTTTTTTCTTTTTCAGAAACTAACATTGAAGGCATTGATTTATATTTATTTTCCATAACTTTAATTTATTGCCAAAGGAACACCATTGTATCCCATTTTATAATATTTAAATCCTAATTCTTTTTTCTCTTCTTTAACCCCTGCTTGTATTCTATAATTATCTATATTATGAATCAGACAAAGACCAAAAGCCATAGCACGGTCAGTATTTTGCAATCCATAATTAGCCAACTCATCAATCAAATCTATAAACCAAATATCCTGCGCGCTCTCTCTTAAATAATCATCTATCAAATCTTCTAATAAAGCTTTGACTTGTTTATTCATATGCACACCATATCTATTTCTAGTTTTGGTTCCAGGATTATGTGCAGATTCTGGCTTTTCTTTCAAATATTTTAACCCGTTCATTCGTTTAAAATAATCCAATATACCAATCTTTGTATATTCTACTAACATTCTTGAATTATAATATACTGCTAATTTTAAACAACCATCCCAAAAATCTTCTTTTTTCTTAGGACGATCAGTGTATTCAGCAACTACATAATCGCTTGGCATATCAGTATTTGCAAATCTACGATAAATTATCGCACTACCCAAAGAATCTGAGGCTCCAGCTTGATCTTGATCGTAAGAATCAATACCTCCAATATCTAAATTTTCATATTCTAACTCTGGATGAGCTAATATTTTATAAGCTCCATGAGGATGTGGTCGCCAAGAAACTTTAAAATCTTCTTTTCCTAACTCCCAATCTAAATATCCTCTTTGTATCTGACTTCGGTTATCTTTGCTTGATAATATTCTTGATCTTTGTGCATTAATAAGAGCTATATCAAAACGAGCAGAATGTGTATTTAAAAAAGCTTCTTCTATAGTTAAAGGATAATTTTGTATATGTAAATTATATGCTTCATTATCTCCAGATCTTTGTATATTTTCTCTCTCAACTGTTAATTTTTCTTTTGCTTGTTCTGGTTTTTCTTTTCCTGTCTTAATATCAAAAAATCCATAGTATGCTCTATTGGCAGGAATAAACATTGGAACTAAATTATAAGCATCAGAACTATAATACATATCCATAAAATCTTTAGACGCTCTTGTAATATCCCCACCAGTACCCCCGACAATAGGAACTCCAAATTGTATATCCCCATCCATAAAACAAGCTTTAGATGACATATATGCATTTTTCAAATGTTTAAACTCACCAGCTTCTTCAAATACCATAACAGCAACCCTTTCTCCTTTAAATACTTCTGGATTATCCATTGTTCTACAAATAATAGTAGATTGATAACCCCCTATTTCCCATTTACCATCTTTATTCTTTTGTTTATATCCGCTACGTCTAATACCATCAGTGTCTCTTAATATACTATGTTTAAAATTATCATGTAATGCATTTAAACCTTTTTTAGTTTTATCAAAAAATGCATCAGCTGTAGCTTGTAACCCAGCTGCTATACCAACATCATTATGAGGAAAGAAAGTAAATTCATGAGCAATCATACCAGAATTCATATAAGAAAATCCCTTATCCCTTGCTTTAATAACAATCATACCTTTACCGTCTTCTTTACATTGTTCAAACGTATCAAAATATTCATGATCCATTTGTCTATACCAAGGATTTATTAATGTTTTACGATTTCCTTTTGTACCATCATTACCAAGTATCATATAATAATTAAGATAGAAATAATATTTACCAGAAATCTTTTTCATGCCTTTAGGCTTAAATCCATTAATACATCTATCTGTTTCCTTAGCCCAATATTCTTGATAAGTTATTGAATCAGCATTCATATCAGGATGACCATAATTTGCAATAGGTCTATATTTCTGAGGATCAAATTTAATTTTAGCCATATTTTATTTCATTATATTCCCCAACACCAAAAGGTCCAGTTCTATCTTCTTTTCTTTCTAGAAACTGATGAAAATTAGTTTCTAAATCTATATTATGATATTCTTTAGCAAGAATATTATATTTTTTAGCTTTAAGCATTTCTCCTTTCCTATAGAATTTTTTATAAGTTTTATATAAATAATCTAAATTATATTTTTCTTTTTTAGCCATAATTTTATTTTATTTATTTTCTAAGTTTTTATAAATTTCATTTCTATCTGGACAGTTTTCTTCTATTAATCTCTTTTCTTCTGATTCACTTAATTTAGGTTGTACTGGTTGATTAGGAAAACAATGATTCAAACAATCGTTTTTTATTGGGAATAGAGGACCACTTAAATTACCTATTGTTGGTGGGGGATAAGGAGAATACCATAAATGGCATCCATTACCCTGCCAAGGCACTGATGGATGTCCACAATGCTGTATACATTTATATTGATATTGTGGATGATATCCTGAAATAGGAGCTCCTGTAACAGGATCTACCATCCTTATATTAGTTCCTGTTCCTGCATAATTTTGTAAATCTTTTGAATCAGCAAACCAAACAGGATCATTTGTTCCATACATAGATGCGTGTTCTATCTTTACAAAAGCATAATCCGGGACATTCAAAATAGGAATATTACCTTCTACATGACTAATTAAATTTGCATGCATTTCCTTATAACAAGTTGATAAGTAACTACAGTAGGTATGCTGAACTATCTGATATTTCCATCTACCTAATAACATTTCATGTTTATCCCATATACTAATTAATGTCATCCATCCATTTATGCCTGTAGTATTAGGATAAGGAAGAGGATACGGCGGGTTCATAAAGGAACCGATACCGCGTAGTGAAGTTAGTACTTTATTGACATTAATCTGTAAAAAACTACCACCTATAGCATTACCCACCCAGATTCCAGGACTTGATGATGTATACATATTACATCCTCCAGGAGATCTTGCATTCATATATATATTCTTATTTATATAATTATATTTTACTCCTCTAGCACAAGCAAACTTTCTAATTGGTCTCACTTTATAGGTATGACATCTTGGTCTTACAGATTGCATAGCTCCTGCTCCTGTTGCTTCAACTGCAAAAGCCTTATTATTATCAACAGTTTGCGGGTAAGATGATGACCAATATTTTCCTGTTAGATTTATATCGGCAGCTAATAATGCGTTACTATTTACAGCATTTACTATTAAATCCCATTCTTTACTATTTGGTAAATACCATCCAACAACACCCATTTGAGATGCAGACAAAGCTAAATCTACTGCTAATCCATTTCCGCTTCCTGTAGTAACTCCATTTGCTGCATTTGATATATATAATGTATTTGCTTCTCCGTCTCCTAAATTAGTACCAAAAGAACCAGAGGGTATATTTGTAGTATACAATCCCCATTCATACCCTCCTGATCCAGCAGCCGAACAACTTGTATTTATATTAGGATTACCTGGCATTGTAGATTGAGCCATATCTTGTGGCCATATTTCAAAATAATATGAAGATGTATTAATCGGTCCAGTTCCTGTTCCAGACACAGGGCCTGGTATAGCAAATACAATACCACCACCAGGACCTATATCTCCAACATTTAAATTACAAGGATGTGGATCGTAATTACAACAACTTACATCTCCATAAGGCCCATGTGCTAAAAAAGAAGTGGTTCCTATTATATTTGGTGGATCATCACAATCTAAAATTGTGGTTGCTGGTGGATAATTAGCAGGATCAATATAGTTAACAGCATATGGATCACAACAACCTATTGCTGGATTTGGATAAATACAACTACCATCATCCACTGTAGCTTGTGGATTGTAATTTGTTGCTGCATGTGGCGGTGTTACACTTCCATTCCCTCCTTGATTATTTTGATATGTATTTGGCATCTGACCATCATCCATACAGCCTCCGAGCATTGGTACCGCACAACATGATTTATGTATACATGTTAAATATGCTATTTTTGCATTTGTATGAACAATATTTATACCAGTCTGTATTAACATTTGTTGCAGAGAAGATATCATAGAAGTTACATATTGACAACCACTATTAATAAAACTCTGTTCTACGTTACTAATAAAGTTAGGAGCATGGTTACCTAAAATACTATTTATATTTGTTAAACTGGCACAAATATTAGCTGTATTATTCCAAATTCCTGGATCATCACATTTATTTGGCATATTATAATTCTTTAATTTCTTTTCTTCTTTCTAAAAAAGATAAATCCTTATCACCTGCAATTTTTTGTCTTTCTCCTCTTCTTTCTATTGCATCTAATAAGGACTGTCTAGTTTTTAATATTTTCTCTACACCTATCATAATTTTTTGTAAACTTTCTGCGCTCTCTTCATCTACTATCATATCATTCATAAAATCTGTGAACTGCATAATCTTTGCATTAAAAGCCATCAGTTGTTCATCCAATGGATCAAATTGCAGTTTTTTGTACTTCTCACACGCTGCCGGCAGCGTTAAATTTTTTTCTCCAGTCCATTTATAGGTGTCATATAGATCCTTACTAACTGCTTTTTTCCTTTCGGTTTCGCTGTAGTGCCTATAGGGGCTTTCATAGTCATATACCAAAGCCACCCATTTAAGTGCTAAAGCTCCTAATTTTTCAGTTTGTAATACAGATAAGAATTCTGGTACACCCACCACTCCATCGTCATCTTTATATACATTTCCTTTGCGATTTAAATTTAACAAATACATTATCTTGCGTATTCTAATTCTAATTTATATACAAATCTTATCTTTAGAGCACTATCTTCTATTATCTTTTCTATATCATAAAAGGGATTGTCTACAATAAACCAAGAGGATTTTACTATATCAAAATCGCAATCCTGTACCCTTCTTCGTATAGAGTCTTCTTCTTTTATTAAAAGAGATAAATCTTTGAAATTTTTTTCTAAGGTAAATACCCCATTCTCGTAATATACTTTACCAGCTTTGGTATCTATACTTCTCATGTATTAAAATTTTCCGCCTGAAGTAAATCTTCTTGATGAGCGATTATTTTTAATAACATTTTGTATCTGCCCAGCGGCCACGGCTGAATTAAGTCCTTTTTTAAAATTTGACATAAACTCAACGTTTCCCCCATTAGAATATGTGTAAGGATTACCCATTCTTCCCCCTTGATCAAATTGAGAGACATTCTTTCCAATATAAGGAGACCCTGAAGCTAATAAAGGATTTTGGAAAATCTCTAAACCTCCTTGAGATCCTCCTCCTATTCCGCCTCCCATTTTACCAAACATACTTCCTAACTCTTGTCTGGATTGTGCTCCTTTTTGTCTTCCATAAGATAATTGTCCTGACATGATATCTGATAATGCTGTTTGTTTTATAGGGCCCTTAGTTGGTCCTACACTTAATGCTAGCTCCCAAGAACAAGTGGCTGTATTCCATTTATACTCTCCTGGTTTATTACTAGGATTTGGAGATGTTGGATCAGGACATGGATTTAATGGAGTTTCACCAGGGATGGGCTCATCAGATGTTAAACCCACACCAGCAGGGTTATCTACTACAGAAGGAATTCCTATACAAGGTCCACACGAACCTGGAGGATCATGTTGCATACCTGGAGGACACGGTGTTGGCTGTCCTGAAGAGAGTAAACTTTGCACACAAGGATCATTTAATCCCACTACCCCTTGTAACCCCGCTCCTGGAGCACCTATCTCTCTTCCTTGAGGTGTCCCTGTATTAGGTAAAAGAGCTCCACTTGAACCTCCTAAACCTGCAGAGGTTAACCCTCTATTAACACCCCCTGTAAAATTAGGAACATTAAACATACCTATCTTAGTAGTATTTGGCATAATATTATATTTTTTAATTAATCGTGTTGTGGTCTAAATCTACCTCCATGCTTATATGCTGATATACCTGCTTTAGGTGGTGTCGGCTTTACAGACCTTTTATAAACCGCTGGATCACGTGCATAATCTTCCAGTTGTACTCGTACTTTTTCACCTTTCCAATTTATTCCCATTGGCGTGACTGGTCCTCTGCTTGTCTTTCTTTTTTTAAATTCGTTTTTAAATGCCATAACTTTTTTACTTTTTAATAATTAATACAAAGATAATAAAAATTTTTTTGTATTTGTGAAAAAGGGAGGCTTTGTGCTTAAATGCCCCCTCGGTTACTAAAACTTTGGACACCCACCCTGAATTTTGAGATGAGAATTACCTACCACACACACCACACACTACATACACCAGCCGCTACAGCCACCAACACCACCACCACTACACACACACAACACCACACACATAACATAATTTACTATTACATATAAGTATTAATCAAATCATATAATATCATGTGCCAATTCACAGAACCTGTTCACAAACCTAAAAACCAGAAATTAATATATAAACTAACAATACTCTGGTTAACTTATTTATTAAAGAAAGGAGCATACATAACTTGCTATAGCGAAACAGTAACAATCATACCACCTAAAACTCCATATCCTTGGAGTCTAACAAAACCATGGAATGATAAATTCAGTCCATATTACAAAACAAATTATCATAAAGGGGATTAACTTCCCCTTTTACTATTACATATAATATTAACCAAACTATATAAAGTCATGACAGATTTCATCATTTGGTCTTTAGTTATCCTATTAACATTTCTAAAATGTATATTCTTTGCTGTTGCAATTATATTCATTTGGATAATGATAGGTAAGTATAGTCCTAAAACATCAGAGAAGATATCAAACTATGGTAGAAATATCAAAGATACCTTCAATACTAAAGAAGAAACTAAAGAAGAGAGAGAATAATCTCTCTTTTTTTACTAAAAGTGTATAGTTATCCTGTATTGAAGTGTAAATAATATATACTATAATACTAACTAATAACATACTAATAATAACATAATAATAAGAATAAATAAGATAACTAACTGATAATCAATATGTTATTGAATATTTATCATTAAATATAGATAATAATAACATATCTAATGTATTTAACTGTTTAAACCAATATCAGTTATTGAAGATGCGAAGGTATACATTTTAATTGACAATGTCAAGTCATTTAACACAAAATAGTTAAATTAATCACACCTTATGTATTTAAGTGATTGATTTACTATTAACACTAGTATTTCATAATACATAAGATATATCATTTAGAAATGATTCAAGCAATACCACAGATTACAGAGTAATGACACTGACAAATAGTTTTCTATTTGGATAAGCACTAAATGGTATATCTTTTTAAAGAGCTAACCCTTGACATAAGTAACTACGACTTGATTTGGTTAGTTCTTTTTTTACAATTAATAATAAGTATAAATCAAAACATATAAAATTATGAAAGAAAAAGATTTAATATTAAAAGTAGCAGAAAGATTAGAAATGAATTCTATTCATAACTATAATGATATAGCAGAAATAGTAT